GCCGCCCGTCTTCCCGCCCGTCGTAGTAGTAATAGACGGTGGTCTTGCCGTTTTTTCGGGTGCGTTTGCGCGCCAGCATCCTATCCGGCAGGTTGCTGTTGGCGCTTCGTTTCCTGCCCATGATTACTCCCTCCTAGACTGCCGGCTGCCACCTGGGCTTGTCCGGCTTGTGTTTTTGCGGTTTGCCTTCCAGCACGCTGCGGCTGACAACAGGGTAGCCTGCGGCGTTGGTAAAAAACGGGATGCCGTTTTTGCGCAGGGTTTCAGCCTGTTTTTTTGGTTGTTTGCGTCCGGTTAGTTGGACGGTTTCTTCTCTGGTCAAAAAGGTATTGGTCATTTCTGCCCTTCCTGTTTTTTCCGCTTCCGGTGCGCGGGTTATTGGATATCAATCAAAACTGGTTCTTTGCCTGTTATCTGCCGCATTTCGCGTTTAAGGATTGCTAGGCAGATAAGGCCTGCGTTCTGGGCAATGCTGCCGCCGTCTTCGCCATCTTTCGGCATTGGTTCGTCGGAGGTCAGCTTGATAAACAGGCCGTCCGGTTGGTCGCTGATGAGGATGCTTACTGTTGCCATCGTTTAATTTCCCTTTCGAATTTGAATATTTTCAGAGGGGTCGGATTACCGCCTGCACATTTGCGATCAGATATCCGAATTAAAAAACTCGTAAACATTAGGCACATCAGGCCAGTTTGTAATAACGCCATCTGCACTAATATCAATATGAATATATTCGCCTCTTTTGCCTGGGATTAAGTCATGAGGAATATAATAATTATCAAGCCTTGCTACCTCATCACCGCATTTAAACAAGGTATAAACCCCATTATTTCGGATGTTGTCATGTATAGAAACTGGTTCATTTCCTTGCCAAGATACAACTTTACCTGTGTCAACTTCGATCAATAAGTCAAGCTCGCCATCATCGTTAAATAAATGTTTCGGCAAGTTTTCTGAAACATCATCATGCAATTCAACTTCTATTCTTACGGTATGGATTTCTAACTCAACTGGCTTATAAACTGTTACTTTCATTTTGATACTCCTTATTCTTCAGGTTTTTTTTGGGTGGACGTCTGCCTGTGGTTGGTTAATTTGCTTTCCCTTTTAGGAACTCTGCGTTATTAATCATGGTTTGGGCACTAACAATAAAACCTTTTGGATTTTCTTTGATATGCTTGGAAATATCATTAATAAAAATTGATACTAATGCCGCTGATAAGTAAGCAATTTTTTGGGGTGCATTATCTCCATGTGCTAGGCTAATTTCAGGTGCTTCTAAATCAACGCCTACGTCATCGGCAGAAATTTTGAAAATATATTCAGTCATTTTTTTTATTCCATTAGTTTAAAATGGCACGTCGTCCGAAATATCATCAGCAGGCTTCGCATTGCCTTGCGGATACTTAGGCTGTTCCTGCGTTGCTTGGCTATTACCGCCCAGCATTTTCATCTCATTGGCGATAATCTCGTATGCCGTGCGCTCAATGCCGTCTTTGCCCTGATATTTACGGCTTTGGATTTTGCCCTCTAAGTAAACTTGACTGCCTTTTGTCAGGTATTTACCGGCAATCTCTGCCAGTTTTCGGTACATGGTCACGTTATGCCATTCGGAACGCTCCTGCTTTTGCCCGTTGCTGTCTTTCCAGCTTTCGCTAGTGGCTACACTGAAATTACAAACAGCTTCGCCGTTCGGCATATATCGCACTTCAGGGTCACGGCCAAGACGGCCAATGAGGATTACTTTATTCAGCATTTTGCTTCCTTTCTTTAAAATTGAAATGTCATTCTGTTGTACGCTTCACGCGTTGCGATAACGTCTTTCTTGCAATACTCTGCAACTTCTTCGATTCGCTCGGCTTGCACATAATCCCAAACCTGTGAGCCGTCTATGCCGTCTTTAGGGCTTGGAATACCTAATATTTCGCATAACTCTGCCAGCTTGATACGATTCCCACGCCCAGCCCAAATCTGCATGGTGTCTGCGAAATTCTCGCTGTATTGCGAGTAATACAAGTTGATAGCAGGCTTGATCCGATTAACGATAAATCGGTGAAATAAGAAGCGGATGTCAAACTCAACGTTATGCCCAATAAATCGAATATTCGGGCGCGGAACATCGTTTTTAATTCGGTTAATGAATTGGTTGAACTTGGCTAAAATTTCCGCTTCGTTTTCGCCTGTGATGGCTTCAGGTTCGCCATCATCTACTGCCAAGCCGATAACGAAAACTTCACCATAGCCTCCATTTAACGCTGTTCTGCGGTACTTATCCTCTGCTACTTCAACGGACTTGGAAGAAGCCATGACGGCCTCCCAACGTCCAATCATTGAAGCCTTAGACGTAAACTTGATTTCGTCTTTATCCGTGATTCCCAAATCGGCGGCGGCTTTCTCTTTCGTCAAATCGCTCGGCGCTTTGAAATTCAGGGCAACATCGTGAAGAATTGCCTCAAATGCGCCCTGTTTCTGATTCGGGATAGTCTCAATATCAATAAAAACATTTAACATATCAAACCCTTATTCTTCTTCCTTGAAATCCGCTTTACGGTTTTCGTAAATATCCTTAGCTTTTGCGCGGGTATTTCCGTCTGTATGCTTCCACGCGTCTGCGAAGATTTGTTTCAGTTCATCTTCTGTCTGCGCTTCGGCTACTGCTTTCTCATACGCTGCAAGGTCAAACGGCGGATTCTTTTCAGCTTCCGGCAAATCTTCGCCTGCGTAGATGTACAAGCCAAGCCCAAACATTCCCAAGCATTTAACAAGACAGCGCATCTTGTTTTTATTGATGTCAAAACTGTTTGGATTTTGAATGGCCTTGTTGCGATGGTCGATGACAGGAAGCCACATGTAACGGCTGATAGCTTGGTCGTCCTTTTTAACTGTTACCGTTACGCCTACCTCTGCCGTGCCGTCCGAAAAGAACTTTTCATGGTGCATTTCAAAACTGCTTTCGGGGTAGTGCTCCATCAGCGTTTGCCATGCCCAAGCCCATGACAGATAGCTCAGGCCGTTCTTTTTCTCTACCTTGTCATTCACATTGACTGCTGACAGGGTTTTCCAGACTTCGTGAGGGAAACTCATTTTCTTTATTCCTTTCGTTTTCTTCTTGTTGCTCAAGCTCCTGCATGACTTGGCAATAAAACATCAGCTCCTGACACATGATTAGCCTCTCAGTAGCTGGTTGAAATACTTTTCAGCGTCCACTTTTGTCTTGAAAGTTTTCTCGTTGACTTTCTTGCGCCCTGCGTTCTTTTTGAGAATCAGCGCGTGAGTATCCCGGGCGAATGTCTCAACGTCTTGCCAAACGTGCCAAACGCCGTTTTCGTTTCTCATTCGTGCGCCGCAATGTTTGCTGATATGGCTATGGCCTTTTGGTTTGGCCACATAACAGCCTGTCAAAATGTGTTGCATGGCTTAATCTCCGCGTCTCCCATGACCTTCACTTCGTCCGGCATGGTTTCATACTCTTGCTCAATTTGTGCTTCTTGGCTGATTGTTTCCGGTTCTACTGGTTTCTCGGCTTTGCCGGAAAAGCTACAGGCCGCGATTGTGATGGCTGTTACAGCTAAAACACTGCGAATTGCGTATTTCATTTTTTTACCTACTGCGAAAGTTGATTGATGTCGAAGATTCCGTATTGCGCTGCAGTCAATACCGCGCGGCTGTGGTCGGTTTTGCGCTCAAGCCTTGAAACCATCTCATTGAAGTGTCGTAAGAGAATCAGCCGGGCATTGCCTAACATGATGTCAGGGTGCTTCGCTCCGGCGTTGCACGGCATAGCTTTGATTTTTGGGTTGAATGGCAGGGCGATGACCTTTTGCATAAATTCGCGCCGCGCCTGCTTTGCCTCGTCTGTCAGGTATTGGGTTAATGCTTTCATGCCGCTCCATTCCATTGGTTTGCCAGTTCGTCGATTTTGCTTACTCGCAAATCAGCGTGATTTGATTTAGTTGCCCAAATCAGCGCGTCTTTAATTTCTTCGTTTTCGTACTTATTGCTACTCAATTCGAGAAATTCCGCACCGTCTAACAAGCAAGTTCGCCATTCGCCATCATTCTGCGAGTATTCCAATTCATCACATTCGATAGCGCATTTGCGAAACTCGTAGGCTTCCTTGATGACGTGTTGCATGATTTGCGCGTGGAATAATTTGAAATTCTTCCTGTTGTCATCTTCTTGGCGTTCTTCAATCGCAATTTCTGCGTCTCGTAATTCTTCGCGCCTGTACATCTCGTCCATTCCCCAATCTGGGCGGCTTGTTTCGTAATAAGTCATTTCCTTTTCCTTTTGTTGCGGTATCGGTAGAGGAAGGGGCTTGATGTTTCTCCGTGCCGTTGCCCTTGCTTGCCTGTGGTGTTGCTAGGCAGTAAGCCTTGTGCCCTCGTTTTGGCATTGCTCACCCTATCTACCGATAATTTGACCTTGCTTATTTAAAAAGCCGTTTCCAGCCGCTTAAATAAGCCCCCTGTAACAGGGGCTGTAACCGTTTCCGTTTTGTTAAAGAACTGTGTTTTGCTTCGATGTGTGTATTATAGCAAAGCTAAATAGAATGTAAATAGCAATGCTAAGAAATTTTGCTATATTTTTGCTATATGTTGATTTAAAAGAGAATTTAATTTTGCTATCTGAAAAACACTTAGGCGAACGCCTGCGAATTGAGAAAAACGGAAAAAGAAAACCGCCCATTTCGGCGGTAAATGTGAAGCAAATAACGGTATAACCCCTGCAATAGGGGTATAACCCCTGCCAATAGACAAAAGAAAACCGCCAATAAAGGCGGTGTATATGGGAAAATTCCCGTGTGATCGGAATCCCTGTTTTTATGGACGCAAAAAACCTACAAGCCTTTATTGATGAGGATTTGCGCCATGGATCAAAAAAGTGGAATACAGAAACAAACGTTGATTTATGCGAATTGATACAGTTCCAGACGGCACAAAAAAAGCCCGCGTAATGCGAGCTTTCTATTCTTAAGGGGTTATGTTTGATTCATGGCAGTTAAAGCAGCTTTTGCCAAAAAACCGCTACGAGTCTCATGATTTTCTGAGGTGTATTCATCTACTCTATCAAGTAGATACTGCGGCCAGCTAACATTAAATCTAACTTGCTGTTGGCTGATTTTGGCTGGGTCGATTTCAATCATTACCCATGTTGCGCCATCATAATCAGACTCTTGGCTTAAATCGGCAATATTGCTTACAGAAAGGTTTTTAAACTCTCCATCTTCAATCATGCCATCAATGTGCATATAGGCGGCAGAACGGGCATTTGCGATAGCTTCTTCAATAGTGTCGCCATAAGAGAAGCAGCCCGGTAAGTCAGGAATGGTTACGCCATATGCCGAATGACTGTCTTTGTGCAAAGCGGCAGGGATAAACATTTTTAGTCCTTCTTTCGTTTGAGTTTCTTTGTGTCGGGTGGGGGGCGTGAGATACCCTTGATTATTTGGCTTGAAGAATGGCAGCGGGTTTCCCCGCTACTAGCCCTTACTTCAAACCGGCTTGCTTAAAGATATTTTTTACCGTACCTATTGGCAAGTCTTTCTTGGGGTGTGGCACTGTTACACGACCTTTTTTTGTTGGGTGCTTGTATTGCGAATGGCTCCCAGATTGTGCAACTTTATACCAACCATCCTGTTTGAGTAGAGCGATAACGTCTAGACTATTCAATTGTATCTCCTTACTCAAAGCATGGCACGTCTGCCATGTGTGTAATAATACACACTATTCTATTTATTGTCAAATTTAAGTGTGTATTTGTGTGTAAAGACTTTGACGCCATCTCACAAATTGAGCAAAAAGAAAGCCCGCGCATGGCGGGCTGAATAGGTAAAAAATATGAATAACCTAGCTTTTGAAAAATAAAACGGAGGAGAACTGTATTATACCTGATTACTTGTCCTTGCTTAGGTTTTTATCGTGTTTTTCAAGTGCGCGTTTTGTCTGCTTGATTCCGGTTCTAACCTTGTTAATCTTTTCATCAGACAATTTGAGGTCTTCCGGCAATGTGCCGGACGTTTGAATCATCACATTACGGACTGAGCGTCCCACTTCTTCGGCGGCTCGTTCTAACGGCTTTTGCCCCTGTATGTTCTGATTGCGTATCTTTTCCTCTGTCTGCGTGATTCTGAACGTATTGGCCGCCAATTCGACAGGGTTCATGAAGTCCAGCAATGAGCCTTTCAGGTCGCCTACGCCCTTGTAGTTTTTCAGCTTGTTTATGTTCATGTTGTACAAGCCGCGATAACCGGCATTTTGGAATAAGCCGTATTCTTCTACTCCGTGTCTATGGGCAAGGTGGTTTAATGTCTTTTCTCGGTCGGTAATATCGCCGCGCAAGAAAACGCGGTTTACATCGTCAGCGTCTCGGAATGTCGCATTAATTTCTTCTGCCAGCTTGGCAAAATAGGCTTGCGCCGCCGCTACGCGCGGATTGCTGATATTCCCATTCATCACGGTTAAGTAACAGGCAAACCGCGTCAATTTAATGTCATTGTCGCAATTATGTGAGGCCGTCTGAATAAAGTTTTCAGTGATCGGAATATCCAACTGGAAGCAGACGGAATGGGCGCGGTTGATTGCTTTTAAAATTGCCTGCATGTCATTGTAGCCAAGCATCATCGCTAAGTCTGAAGCATACCAAAAGGTGTTTTCATCGGCTTGGGCAAAGCTGTCAAATTCTACTGTTGATTGAGGGGAAAATACGGCAAGCTGGTGTGTCATATCGCAATTAAATTTAGTCATTTTTTAAGCTCTTATTTTACCATAAAATATTGTTTTATAATGATGATTTACACTTCCATTAAGGCGGGGGAAAGCCCGCATTGCGCGGGCTATTTAGATAACTGGCAGGTAGCAACATCGGCAACCTGATTTGTGCGTACATTGTGCATGGGGTAAAACAGGGGCTTCAGACGAGCTGTATGTCTTGCCGCTTTGCGATTTACAAAACTTGCAACTATCAGGGCAGCCTAAAATCTCAACCTTTTCATACTGTTTAAGCTCTTGCCGTGATTTCGCGCGGAACAGCAACATCAACGGCGCAGTAGAATCAACAAGGTTACATGACGAAAACTCATGATAATAAAGCCATTTAGGGATTTTGCTTAATCCCCAAACAAAGTTAAACGCGGCAATGATACGCGCGGCATTTAAATCGTCATCGCTTATTCCGTCCAGTATCTCTAGTGTTTCTGAAAATATAGACTCCAAGATTTCAACATCTGACGGCTCAGGGTATCGCGCCCAGTATTCTTGAGGAGATACCCCCGAAAACAGCCCGCGCGGTTGCGGTTGTGATAATTCATAATCTGCAACCGTCCGACACGCCGCCAATATGTCGCCTGATCGGATTTGTTGCAAACTGAGTTTGTATGCTTCGTCTCTATCCATCATGCAATCACACTCCACCAAAACACACGACCGATGATGTTAATTTCATCTGCGTCGGCTTCTTCATCTGGGTAGGCTTCGGAATTGTAGCTTTTGATACGTATTTTGTTATCAGGCAGTTTTTGCAGGATTTTTGTCCGCAATAACCCGCCGTGATTGACGGCGTAGATTTTGCCGTCCTTGATGACCTTGTCTGCGGTATTGATGCCGAGTGTCGCGCCGTCGGGAAATACCGGCTCCATACTGTCGCCGTCCGCGCAAACGCAAACCACATCGGCGGGATTGATGCCGTGCCGTCTAAGCGTTGATTTTGAGAAGCGCAGTTTGTAGCCATTGTAGTCCGCAATGTCGTCTGAAAATCCATTCCCCGCCGATAGGTGTATATCTTTGTAGAACGGGACTTCACAATCATCAGCCGATAACGGCGTCTTGCTGTCCCAAACGTCCAACGTGCCAATTACGGTAGCGTTTGATTCAGGCTGTCTAAATTCATCTTTGCTATCAAGCCACCCACGCGGCAGGGATAGCACGTCCTCAATTTGAGCCGCCGCGCCATTGCCTATATTCCGATAACCGTTAAGCCACTGATTGACTTGTGCCGGTGCTTTTTCTATGGCTCGGGCAAACTCTGCCTGACTGCCATTAAACCGTCTTTCAATCAATTCTTTCACTTTATCAAGTCTGCTCATTTCTTACTCCCAGCTAAATCAATTGTTTATATTTTAAAGCAACGCTATATATAACAATGCTACTATTTTGCTTGCTTTTTGAAAATAGCTTTGCTAAACTGTCGCTACGTTGAATATAGCAAGGTTGAAATATGAACTTAATTGAATATTGCGCTATTCGCGGGAATCAATCTTACTTAGCAAAAAAGACTGGTATTGCACCAGCATTTATTAATCAGATTGCGCGAGGCGTCAGAAGTGTGCCGGTTCAGTCAGCGGCAGCGATTGAAAAGGCTACAAACGGGGCAGTAACACGGCAAGAGATGTTTCCAGACACTTGGAAAGAGATTTGGCCGGAACTGAAAAGGAAAACCCCACGCAGGAACGTGGGGCAGGGTTGAGGCGCGAGGCCTGCAACAAAAGGAGTAAACATGATAGACCAAACGGAAACGCAATGCAAGCGGATTGTCGATTATATCCGCGCAAATGGGCATATCACATCGTTAGTTGCGTATAAAGAGCTAGGAGTTACTCAGTTATGCGCTCGAATCTTTGATTTAGAAAGTCTCGGTTTTATTTTCAATAAACCGCGATTCAAGGTTGGAAATTGTAAGAATCCGATTACTCACTATTCGATTGCCAAGTCTGGGATTGAGCTGTGGAACATGGAAGAGGAGGAATGGGAAGAGGAGGAATGGGAATGACGATTGATAGATTTATCCCAAATAGTTTTCAGATTGCAAACTCGGTTATCGATGAATACCTGTCGCAGATGAGCGGGAACGCCCTTAAATGCTATATCTTGATTGTCCGGAAAACAAGAGGCTGGCAGAAAACGCATGACAGTCTTTCGATTTCTCAGATTCAAAAATTTACCGGAATCAAGTCAGAAAAAACGGTTGAGAAAGCTATTAACGAACTGGTCGAATTAGGGCTGATTGGCAAGCAAAGCAGATTCGGTTTACCCAACGAATATTTTTTAATTTCAGACCCAAAAAATGGGGTAACACCACCCCCAAAAAATGTACCACCCCCAAAAAATGTACCACCCCTAAAAAATGGGGTAACACCACCCCCAAAAAATGGGGTAACACCACCCCCAAAAAATGGGGGTCACATAAATACAAAAAACAAAAAACAAATATCTACTAACGTAGATATTAATACAGCGCACGAAAAACCAGCGAAAAAACCGACCAAGCATAAAGCCGATTTAGCACTGTTGGCAGAGCATGGTATTGACGGGCAAATCGCTGAGGATTTTTTGACAATCCGCAAAGCAAAACGCCAGCCGCTGACAGAAACGGCTATGCGCCTGATTGCAAGTGAGGCTCAAAAAGTTGGCATGACGGCATTTCAGGCAGTTGTTTTTTCCATCGGCAACGGCTGGGGAAGTTTCCGCGCGGATTGGGTCAGGAATAAAACCTTTGGCAAACAGTCCAGCGGAAATGGTGGCTTAACCCACAACATGACGGCTGATGTACTGGACGGCAAAGAATACGGCGATCAGCCGACAACAGATTTTTAAGGGGTGGATATGGCTTTGAAAAGTACCGCCGATTTTTTAAAAAACTATGGCAACGCCAAAACGGAAACACGCAAATGCACGGAGCATGGCGAGTATTTGGCGAAAAGTGTTTTCCGCAATGTTTGGACTGGTTGCCCGACTTGCGGAAAGCTGAAAGCGGCAAAAGAAGCTGTTGAATATGCCGAACGCCTTGTCAGCGAATTAAAGCAAGACGAAATGTCAAAACGCATTGGCCGATCAGGCATTGCAGAACGGTTTAAAAACTGCCGAATTGAAAATTTCAAGGTCGATGAAAGCGTGATCGGAATGGCAAGGGCAAAATCTGCTGCCGCCGACTATGCGGAAAACTTCGAGGATGTTTTGCAGACCGGGCGGAACATGATTTTTTCAGGCAAGCGTGGCACTGGGAAAAATCATTTGGCCTGTGGCATTGCTCACAAGGTTATCGAATCGGGTCGCAGTGCAGTGGTAATTACTGTTGGCGATATGTTGCAGACCGTAAAAGACAGTTTCAACGGCGGAAGCGAGAAAGAGGCTGTTGGAACTTTTGTAAAACCTGAATTGCTGGTGCTTGATGAATTTGGCGCGGGCAACCTGTCAGAAACGGATGGTCGGATTTTGTTTTCAGTCATCAACGGGCGATATGAGCGGCTTATGCCAACGCTGGTGTTGACTAACTTATCGGCTAAAGATTTCCGCGCAAACGTTGATGCCCGTATCAGAGACCGATTGAGAGATGGCGGCGGCAAGTTGATACCGTTTGACTGGGATAGTTACCGTGCGTGAAACCTGCTTTTACTGCAAACACGCAAACTTCCAATCAGAGGCCAATACGCCAATGAGAGGGTTTGCAAAATGCGAGAAATCGCAAACGCCTGAGCAACGGGCGAGCTTCTACTTCGGAGGCTATAAGTGCGACAAGGGCGATTACTGGAGCGGCGGAAGTGCTTTTCAGCCAGCCGATGAAATCGTGATCCAAAAACGGCGCGAAAAGTTTGAAGAATGGCGCAACAAAAGGAAATGAAGAATGAGAATTTTAGCTTTATTTGACGATGGGAACGGCAGTGTAAAAAAGGCACTGCCAGACCACGAGGTCGTATCAGTAGGAATTGGTAACTCCGATATTGTGATGGATTTATCAGACTTGAAGAATATTAAAAAGCTGGTCGATATGCACAAAAAAGAGCCATTCGACTTACTGATGGCAAGCCCGCCGTGTGAATCTTGGAGCTTCGCAACAGCAGGAGATAACGGAAACGCTTACCGAGATAAAAACAGCCTGGCATTGCGAACTTTTCAAAACTGGAAAAAACACCCGTATGTGTCAGTCCGTAAATTGGTTGAGCGTAACGCGCCTGAAATTCCTGCCGTCTATTCAAGATATTTAAGAAAGGGAGTGAATGGCGATTTAACAGCGTTATTCACGGCTGAATTGGTTAAGGCTTTGGGAATCCCGTTTGTTATCGAGAATCCTCAATCATCAATGATTTTTGACAAGTTGGAGCGTGAGGGATTGAGTTTTGTGAAGAACGTAGCCTGTTACGCCGCATATAGCGATGATTTCCCACTTAAGAGAACTGGCTTTGCTTCCGGCATAGCGATGAATTTAAAACAGGCAACCCGTGCGAAATTCGCATTTAACGCATGGAAAGGAAGCCGTCATATCGTGCGGTCATCAATCCCTGAAGATTTAATAAAACACATTGTAAGTCACTTTTAACGAGGGAAACGAAATGAAAAATTGGTTAATCGAGAAATTGGGCGGCGTGAGTAAGAAAGGCCACGAAGAAGTTATTCAGACCGCTGAGCGATTGAGAAGCACGGCGACAGATTACAGTCAGAGAATTTCAGACGGCCTGAAAGAAAAAGCTGAAATGGAAGAAGCCGGTAAAGAAATGAGTGATCGCATTTCAGAGCTTATCGATAAGCTGAACGAAGAGCGCAAAGTTTCCAACGGCTTGATGGCAAAAGGCACGGCACTGGGAATCAAGGTTTCAGAGCTACAAGACGAATTGGAGCGTAAAGACAAAGAACTTGCCGATACGAAAGTGAAATTACTGGACGTTTTGCGAAATAAACCTTCTGACTCCGCGCTACGAAGCGAGATTGCACGGCTGAAAGCTGAATTGGAACTGTTGAAACGCAATAAATTCAAGCGAGGCCGCAAATGATGACATTGTTTCTTATTGGGCTTGGTGCAATAGCGGCGCTGATCGCAATCACTCTTTGGGTAGATATGCCACCGATTGATGAATTTGGACAACGTGAAAAGGAGTAGGGGAAATGGAAACGCGCAAATGCTCAAAATGCGGAGAAAGAAAGCCTATCAACAAATTTTATAAAAAAGGCTTCAACAAACAAGGGATTCAGCAATACGCCGGCACATGCCGTCTGTGTCAAGCTGAATATCACGCGAAATATTACGCGGCTAAGAAAGCAAAATTACCGGGAACGCGCCGTCAGCCGAAAGAGTTTACAGATGCGGACGAAGAACGGCTGTTTTCAGCCAAGCGAGGCACGGTAAGCATGAGTATTTCGGCAGAGCTTGCAAACGAGGCTTGCCCGCAATTAGACCCGCAATACTGGCCTATCGGTGTGGCGGAAAGCATTTACAAACAATTCGGCATGAAATGGAGCTATTTATGAAACTTGCAGTATTTTTGATTTGTGTGTTGGTTGTAGTGTTGGCGATTAGTTTTGTCGAGTATATGACAAAGAAAGTACGCAACCAAGACGATGATGATGATTGGGGTGGGAGTTGGCCGTATTGATGGAAAAACCGTGTAAGTCTGTATTGCTTCCTTACCCTGACAAGGATTTAAACCCAAATAAACGGCTTAATCCGCACGTTAAGGCAAAAGTTTTCAAGGCGGCAAAGAATGAGGCTTACACGCTTGCAGAAAAGGCAGGATTAAGGGGGATTCAGCAAAGGAAGCTTAGATTGCTGTTTTCCCCTCCTGATAGGAGGCGGCGAGACTTAGACAATATGCACGCAAGCATGAAAGCAGCTTTAGATGGTATTGCGCTTGCGATTGGTTGTGATGACAGCGAGTTTTGCCCAATTATTATTGACCGTGCGCCGCCGGTAAAAGGCGGTTCGGTATTAGTGGAGTTTTACGAATGAGTAGAGACGAATTGAGGTTATTGGCGCTGTCGTATCGAAATATTGACTGGTGTTTAAATCTCCGAATCAGGAGTAAATCAACACTTAAAAACCGCGCGAAGAGGGCGCGCAAGAGGGAGCGTAAGTGAGCGCGATCAGAAAAGCGGCCAAAGGGGAAGATTGCACACTCAATATCGCAGGGGTGTGCAATTACAACCCTGAAACAGTGGTTTTGTGCCATTTCCCAAGTGAAACGCATGGCATGGGGCTGAAGAGTAACGATTTATCGGCAGGTTTTGGGTGTAGTGCTTGCCATGATGTGATAGACGGCCGGTCGCATATCAAGTTGAGTAAGGAAGATAAAGAGTTTTATATGCGCCGGTCGCAGTTCAGAACGCTTTTAAAGCTGATAGACAAGGGAATCGTTAAATGCAAAGCGTAGCGTATAGGCTGACAAAAGACAACAAGCGGCCATTGATGACGACCATCTACAACAATCTAGGGGCGTGGTTAGAGGCTAATGCAGAGCTTGAAGTATGTATCAGACCGTATAACTCAAAGCGAAGCATAGAGCAAAACAGGAGACTATGGAAAATATACGGAGAATTAGCGGATAAAGCGTGGGTTAACGGCAGGCGGTACAGTGCGGAAACGTGGCACGAGTATTGCAAGGGGGTGTTTCTAGGCTATGAACTAAAGGCCATGCCGGACGGTAGCGAGCTTAAAACGCCAATCAGCACGACAACGCTAAACACGACAGAGATGACCGACTATCAAAACCGCTTACAGGCGTGGGCGGCCGGGGAATTTGGCATAATTTGGGAGTTTTGATGTATAAAAACGTGGAACAAGTCTTACAAGATGTTTACAGTATTAAAGGCGTGAGAATGGAGCCAATTAACGGCACTGCGTTAGTTTGCGCTTGGTGTGAGAGCAAGGGCGTTATGGGCGGCGGTGGGGATTTGACGCAGGCGGAAAAGCACGCCCATGCTGAGATGATTATCAACAAAATTGAGCGCGTGTTAAACCGCTACGAGCTTGCATTAGTTGAGTGTAAACATAGTGCGGATTGGAGCGGAATTGTAGATATAACCGCCTATATCGAAAAGCAGAACGAGGGTGTAAACCTGCTGATATGTGATGCGATGGTGAGCCATGTTTTAAGAGAGATGCCTAAACGACTTGAGATTATGGATAAATACGATATTTCTAACGGGTATTTTTACAAACAACTAAAAAAAGTGAAATCGATTATTGCCGCGTTGGAAAATACGACAGAGGTAAAGCTGTATGATGAATTTAAATCCTGTGGCATAATTCGTCCACTAGCTCACTATTAAACACAAAGGATTAAAATGAAGAAATTATTAATTGCCGCTATAGTTTCCGCTGCTGTCTTGGCTGGCTGCACTGACGTGAAAGATGTGGTTATCAGTAAAAAGGAAGATATTGAAACACATTCAAGCGATTTGAAGAAACTGCCTGATGAAGATAAAAAATTGGTTCTTGGGTACTTTCTGCGCGCAGAAGGTAATGGCCTGTTTGGCGAAAAGGCGGAATATGGCGTAACGGTAGGCGAAGCAATCAAACGTCAAAAAGAATTTATTGCCGACCAAGAGGCTGAGGAAGCGGCGAAGAAAGAGGCTGTTGAAAAAGTGCAAAAAACCTATACGGTAAGTTATTCAGGATTTGAAAACACAGAGATTCCCGGTATTGGCGAAGGGCTTAACCTGAAATTGTCATTTACCAATAACAGCAATAAAGGCATTACCGCCATTAGTAGTGCGATCAGGTTGGTTGTTGAGGGTGTGGAAGGATCAGTTACCCTGAATATGGGCGATGAGGTTTTTAAGAAGACACTAAACCCGGGCGATACAGCGGAAATGGTGTTCACGGCAGCGGCTAATGATTTAAGAATGGCGAAAATCAAGCAGGGTAATGCTAAGGTCAATGTGTCATTTGAGAATTTGGAAGTTTTGTATTCAGACGGGAAAGACGAGAAAATTTTAGAATAACTATTGATGACCGTGTAATGTTTTGATACAATTATGTTATAGTTTGGAAATAGCTATATAAACCGCCTTTATAGGGCGGTTTTTGCATTTCAAGATAGCCTGTGATTCAGGCACACCGTTAATAAAACGCGGTGCAAGTGAAACGCGTTTGCCCGACCTAAATGGTTGTCATGCCAAGACAGACTATAAAGCGGTTCTTGCACTTCGCCCTATGCCTTGCTGGTGTAGGGCGTTCCATTTTTCCTACGAGTCGCATGTGTTTTGCCGTCTAATTCTGAGAGGGGTCGGAGTTAGACGGTTTCTTTTTTAAAGCTTATCGATTAAACGGTTATATTTTGCCAGTAGCTCAAGATAGGTAACCGCGTACTGCGGAACGCCGATTTTGTGCCATTTGCTTACTGATGTTGGGCTTATGCCTAATCGCCTTGATAAGTCTGCTTGTGTTATTTGTGCGGAATCTAAAAGTGTTTTAAATTTTGTGTTTTGCATATTGCAATATCTAATTAAGTTATATATAATGTGCAATTATATTAATGTTGATTGGAGTTTGTCAAATGGCAGCTTTAAGCGGACTTGAAACTATTAAAGAGGTTCGGAAGCGGCAAAATAAAACACTGCTTGCGTTTAGCGGTGGTAAAGATGCCGTTGCTACATATCTCGCAATTAAAGATTATTTTGATGAGGTAGTCCCATATTATTTATATCTCGTCCCTGATTTGGCATTTGTTGATGAGCAGCTTGATATGTATGAGCGCCAGTTTGGTTTTAAAATCACTAAGCTCCCCCATCCGTCATTGCATAGACTGCTTAATAATTTTGTTTTCCAACCGCCCCAAAATTGCGCGGTAATTGAAGATGCAGGGTTGCCTGATTTTGATTACACTGATATTCAGGCTGCGATGTGCCAAATGCATGGATTGGATAAAAAAACATTAGTTGCTGATGGTGTCCGTGCTGCTGATAGCCCGATGCGCCGAATTGCGATCCAGTCTCATGGCAGTATAAGCTACAATCTGCTTAAATATCATCCTATTTGGGATTGGAAAAAGGCTGATTTGGTAGAGTGCTTTAAAAAGCACAATGTCCGGCTTGGTAGTGATTACAAGATTTTTGGGCGGTCATTTGATGGCTTGGATTTGCGGTTTTTACTCCCGATAAAAAAACATTATCCTGATGATTACAAAAGGATACTTGAGTTTTTTCCGATGGTCGATTTAGAGATTTTTAGATGGGAGTGCGCAAATGGAAAAATTTGATTTGAAACAACAGGCTGCTGATAAAGTGGCGGCCGCCAAAAACCAAGTGGCAAAATGGAAGCGCAAACAAAAGCCGCTTGTGAATATGCCGGAATTAACAGGCAACCCTGAAACCGATAGTAAAAATGATTTAGATGCTGTCAAACAAGGATTCCGCGACCGCTTGAAGGCGGAAAACAAGCGAAAAGTATCAGCGACAGACAGCGAGTATTGGAGTTGCATTTGTTTCCAAACTCGCGCTCAGGCGGATGCGTTTATTGCGGCTATGAATTGGCGACAGTTTGGCGATAAATACATTGATGGGGTCAAGTTGGCTGAATATCTTGGCATTGAGTTGCCGGATGAAGAGGTGGCATTTGTTGCCGATCCGAAAGTTGATAAGACTTGGGTAGAATTTGTAGATTGATTTTTAGTAGCCGTCCAGTGGGCGGCTTTTTTGTGTCTGTAAAAAGGAGGTGTCTATGCGTGGCGTAAAAGTGCATGGTAAGCCGCATATTCGCGGTAAGGTCGCTGGTGGCCGTGGCCGTAGTAATGCGTTTTCAAGCCGTTCAAGCGGTTTATAATCTTAAAGCCTGATTTTATTGGGCTTTTTTTATTTATAAATTAACCCCATGTAATGAAAGGTGTTTTATGCCAGTTAAAGGTGCAGATATTTGCGGTGCAAAAACCCGTAGCGGTGGAGTGTGCCAAAGCCCTGCCATGCCTAATGGCCGTTGCCGATTGCATGGTGGGAAAAGTACAGGCGCGCCCAAAGGTCATACAAATAGCCGTAAACCGGGCAGCCTGTATTCTGATTTTTATACAGACGAAGAAAAAGAGATTGCTGCTGAAATTGAGCTTGAGAGTGTCGATGAAGAGTTGAAACTGTGCAAGATTCGATTGCGCCGCGCCATGAAGCTTGAAGAAGAGCAGAAGCGGCGACAAGACGAAGAGCGGTTAGAGTTGGATAGATTGGTAGAGACGCCATCTGTTATTGGTGGTGTTGCAATCCAAGACGACCCTGATGTGCCTCCTGTGAAACAAAAGACTTTTGTTTATCGTGATTACGGGGAGATTATTAACCGCCTGCTTGCCCGGATTGAATCTTTGACAATGACGCGTCAGAAGCTGCTTAAAGGTTTGGTGGTTGATTTGAAATCATCTAATGGAAGTATGACCCCGAAAACAGGTTTGGCGGCTTTTGAGTCAGTGGAAGAATTTTTAAAATACACGCACGAAGTAGATGATATGGTGTGATGGAACAAGGTCATATTAATGCAGCCCGATTGAAATCATACGGCAGCTTGTATATGTTTACACGCTGGATGTTTTATCAAAGACGTGGCTATATTTGGCAGCGAGCGAATCATCACGCCCTAATCTGTAACGCCCTAGAACGTGTTTTCAACGGCGAAACAAAACGGCTGATTATCAACATTCCGCCGCGATACTCGAAAACGGAAATCGCGGTCGTGAACTTCATCGCGTGGGCGATGGGGCGTGTGCCGGATTGTGAATTTATTCATGCGAGCTATTCGGCTACGTTGGCGGTCAATAACTCCGTACAGATTCGGAATTTAGTGCAACACGAAGAGTATCGGGCAATTTTCCCCGGCGTGGAGCTTGCAAGCGAGAGTAGCCATCACTGGAAAACGACTGCCGGTGGTGTGATGTACGCAACCGGCACAGGCGGTACGATTACAGGTTTCGGCGCTGGTAAGCACCGTGATGGCTTTGGAGGGGCGCTGATACTCGACGACTTGCACAAGGCTGACGAAGCCCGAAGCGAGGTTAGACGGCAAAACGTTATTGACTGGTTTCAAAACACGCTTGAATCTCGTAAAAACAGCATTGACACGCCTATTGTCGTGATTATGCAGAGGTTGCATGAAAAAGATATTGCAGGCTGGTTGCTTGACGGCGGCAACGGCGAAGAATGGGAACACCTTTGTCTGCCAGCTATTCAAGATGACGGCACGGCGTTATGGCCTGAAAAGCACGATATTGAAACACTGCGCCGAATGGAACAAGCCGCGCCGTATGTGTTTGCCGGGCAGTATTTGCAAAAACCTGCACCTCCTGATGGCGGTACGTTCAAGCCTGATAATCTGCAATTTGTTAAGGCATTGCCAGCTGGAAATATTCGATGGGTGCGCGGATGGGACTTAGCGTCCACTGCGAACGATGGCGACTATACGGCAGGCGGTAGGCTTGGCGTAACTGAAGATGGGCGGTACATTATCGCCAATATTGTGCGCGGCCAGTATGGAGCGGATGAGCGAGATAGGATTTTGAAAAACACGGCGCAAAAAGACGGCGTGAAAACTAAAATTTCTATCCCTCAAGACCCCGGGCAGGCTGGCAAATCGCAAACTTTATATCTAACCCGTCAACTGGCGGGCTTTTCTGTATCTGCCAGCCCTGAATCGGGCGACAAGGTAACACGAGCCGAGCCATTCGCCGCTCAAGTCAACATCGGTAACGTGATGGTGCTGGATGATGGCACATGGGATACGGACGCGCTGATTTCAGAAATGCGGATGTTCCCGAACGGTCAGCATGACGACCAAATCGACTGTTTAAGCCGTGCCTTTGGCGAGCTACTAGACCCCCGAACGGGTATGATTGATTACCTGCGTTCGCAGGTTAAGGCAAACAAATGAGTAAAAAGACACCATTATCACAAGGCTTTATTTCCCGTGTGGCTGCTGGTGTCCGTTACGCCTTTACCGGCAACGCGGACGGGTGGTTTGATGCGGGCGAGCCTTTAGCCCCTGTTGCACAACAGGCAGAGGGTCGGCGGTTCGATTATGAGCCGTTCTACAACGTAGGGCATTCCAAACCGCGTGAACGTGAGGCGATAGGCTTTACGCAATTACGCGCCCTTGCCGATAACTACGATGTGTTGCGGTTGGTTATCGAAAAGCGCAAAGACCAAATGGAAGGCTTGAAGTGGATGATTCAGAAGCGCGACGTTGAATCAACCAAAGACAACGAATCGCAGCGAAAAGACCGAAAGGTCGATGCAGCCATTGCGTTCTTCCAATCGCCTGATAAGGAGCATACATGGGCAGACTGGCTACGCATCTTGCTGGAAGACCTGTTTGTTATTGACGCGCCTTGTATCTACCCACGCAAAACACTGGGCGGCGACTTGTACGCCCTTGAAGTGATAGACGGTGCGACGATTAAGCGCGTTTTGGACAGTACAGGCCGTCTGCCATTGCCGCCTGATACAGCTTATCAGCAAATCTTGCATGGCATGGCGGCGGTTGACTATACGGCGGACGAATTGATTTACCGCTCGCGAAACAACCGAAGCTATAAGGTTTACGGTTATTCGCCTGTTGAGCAAATCATCATGACCGTGAATATTGCCCTGAAAAGGCAGCTTCACGCGCTGGAATACTACACGGCTGGCAGCGTGCCTGATGCTTTGGTCGGCGTTCCTGAAACTTGGTCGGCTAACGATATTGAGCGATTCCAAGAATACTGGGATTTGTTGTTATCAGGCGAAACGGCGGAACGGCGCAAAATGCGTTTCGTGCCGGGCGAGTTGGCTAGAAACTTCAAAGAAACGAAGCAGCCGCCGCTTAAAGATGTTTACGACGAATGGCTGGCGCGTGTCGTCTGCTTTGCGTTTAGTGTTGAGCCTACGCCGTTTGTGGCGCAAGTAAACCGAAGCGTGGCAGAGACGAGCCGTGAGCAGTCGCTTTCAGACGGCATGAGTAGCCTGAAAAACTGGGTAAAAGCCCTGATTGATGATGTGCTTGCCCGTTATATGGATATGGCGGCTTATGAGTTTGTTTGGAAAGAGGAAGAATCGCTGAATCCGAAAGAACAGGCTGAAATCTACGCTATCTATAAAAACGCAGGCATTTTGACCGCTGATGAAATTCGCGCCGAACTGGGTAAGGAGCCATTGCCGGAGCAGGAACAGCCAAATCAGCAAGACGGCCAACAGTTTGAAGAACAGCCAAATCAAGAGACTGAAAAGCTGGGAAAGTCGGAAAGCTCGATGAGCGAAGACGAAACCGCCGCGCTTATTGAGGCTTATTTGCTGACGCGTGTTGACGGCTTAGCTGAACAGATTGCCGCGCTGATTAGTGGTGCTGCTGTTAACTGGCAGGCCGATGACCTGACCGCCGAACTGAACCGAGTAGCTAAAATAGTTACCGACGGTTTAGACTTTGGCGAGTGGTCGGGCTTGTCCGATGTGGTTGAGCCGATAATCAGGCGAGCGGCGGAAGACGGGGCGGTTGCCGCCTTGTTGCATGTAATGCCTGACCCTGCTGTCGGTATGGTTACGAATATTCGCAGCCGTGCCGTCAAGTGGGCACATGAACGCGCCGCCGAAATGGTCGGCATGAAGTGGGTAGGCGGCGAGCTTATCCAAAACCCTGCCGCTGAATGGCAAATCACAGAGGGCACGCGCGAAATGATACGCGTCCAAGTGGCCGAAGCCATGCGAAACGGCGACAGTGTGCAGGAATTAGCAGGCCGTCTGAAAGAATCTCACGCTTTCAGCAATACCCGCGCCCGAACTATTGCCCGAACTGAGACGGAGATGGCGGACGGCATGGGCAACCTGATAGGCTGGGAAGAGACCGGACTTGTTGCCGGGAAACAGTGGCTGACCGCTGAAGACGATAAAGTGTCAGAGATTTGCAATACCAATGGGGATATGGGCGTTATTGGACTGCATGAGCATTTTGCGCATGGTTCGCCGACGATTCCAGGCCACCCGAATTGCAGATGTACGGTTATCCCTGTTTTGGCGGAGGATATGCCTAAATCTTGATTCCTTTTGGTAAAGTGAGTGTGTTTGCCGCCTCTTCGTGGGGTGGCTTTTTTTTGGAGCAACGAATGGCGAAGTTATACGCAGAAATTGCCAAGATGGAGGCGCAGGACGACGGCACTGTCAAAGTTTGGGGGTATGCCTCAAGTGAAGCGGTCGATTCGGACGGCGAAATCATCGCGGCGGAAGCAATTAAAGCGGCTATTCCCGATTATATGAAGTTTGGCGCAGTGCGTGAAATGCACGGCTCAAACGCAGCGGGAACGGCTATCGAAATCAACGTTGAAGACGACGGGCGCACATTCTTTGGCGCGCATATCGTTGACCCTGTTGCTGTGACGAAAGTCAAGACGGGCGTTTACAAAGGCTTTTCAATCGGCGGCAGCGTTACCGCCCGCGATGAATTGAATAAGTCACAAATCACAGGCTTGAAGCTGACAGAAATCAGCCTTGTTGACCGCCCTGCCAATCCTGACGCGGTGTTTACCTGCTACAAGGCAGATAAGCCCAAAGACGGCGAAGAAGCAGCGGATAAGGCTGAAGACGACAAGCCGACCGACAAAGCCGATGAAACACCGGCCGACGATGCCGAAAAGGCAGACGGCGACAAGAAAGACGATAAAAAGGACGAAACCGAGAAATCGGCAAGCGTCGAATTGTCTGAATCTGAAATCGCCATTCTGAAAGCAGTCTTGGCAAAGGCTGAGAAGCCGAAAGACGAGCCGGTCGCTAAATCAATGTGGCAAGTCAAATCACTGGCTGATGTGCTGACATCGCTGAAATGGCTGATTGAGGATGCCGGTTACGACGGCGTGGACGAAGCCGTTGTCGCACAAATCAAAGAATCAGCAGGCAGCCTTGCTGAATCGTTAAAAGCTTTGACGATGAGCGAAGCCGACAAGCTGGTCGATGGTTTGGCAGCTAAAGCCGATAAATCAGACGACCTTGCCAAAGCCGAATCAGTGGATGAACTGGCAAAAGCACAAGATGCGCTGAAGAAATCGAATGATGCCCTTGCCAAGGCACAGGCGGAAATCGAGAGCTTGAAGAAACAGGCAGCGCCGCCGAAAGGTAGCACCAAAGCTATCAGCAAGGCAGAGGACAACGGCGAAGACCCATTAAAAGGTTTTCAGCCGATTGTAAAGAATGACGGTTCGCTTGATGATGTGGCAACACTCATTAAAGCAGCACAAACAGGCCGTCTGTAACACCGCTTACAGGCGGTTTTTTTATTATCAGGAGCGATAAATGAACGTGAATCAACTCACACAAGAAACAATTGAGCTGATGAAGTCAGCACAAGCGAACGGCGAGCCGTTGAATAAAGGTTATACCCAACCTACCGATTCCACAACTGGCCTGCAAACCTATGACCTGTCTGCGCCGTCACAAAAACTCTATCCGGTATTGACTCCGTTGCGCAACCGTATCCCACGCGTGGGAGGTGGTCGCACCATCGATTCAAACTGGAAGGCCATCACGAATATCAATGTCGGTAATCAACGTGCCGGCATCAGTGAAGGCAAACGCGGTGGCGTCATCAATCACGAAGTAGTTGAGCGTAACGCCCGATTCCGCGCCATCGGCTTGGAAAACCGAGTAACCTTTGAAGCCGACTATGCCGCGCGTGGTTTCGAGGACGTGAAAGCGTTGGCAGTTGCCCAAACCTTGCAAGCTACCATGATTGCCGAAGAAATGATTTTGTTGGGTGGTAACACCAGCCTGAAATCAGGTGTTACACCTACTCCGACCGCCGCTGTTTCATCAGACGCGTTGGGCAAAATCAGCGGCAGCACCTTGTCTGTAATCTGTGTGGCTTTGAGCTTGCAGGCATACTGGGATGTTGCCGGCGCAAACAACGGCGCAATCGGCCAAAGCCTGAACATCAAAACTGCTCAAGTACCGGCTAAAATCACACGCCAAAACGCTGACGGTTCTACCGATACATTCGGCGGCGGTTCTGCTCAAAAATCTGCGGCCGCTTCTGTTTCCGGTATCGCAACCGGCAAAAAAGTAACTGCTATGGTTCCGGCTGTTCGTGGCGCGGTTGCCTATGCTTGGTTCTGGGGCGCTGCTGGTTCTGAAAAACTGGGCGCGGTCACTACTTCTGCGAAAGTGGATATTCTGGCAGACGCTGAAGGCACTCAAACCGCCGCTTCTTTGCCGTCTGAAGACAACTCTACTTCCATCTTGGAATTTGACGGCCTGTTGACGCAAATTGCACTGCCTGATTCCGGCGCGTATTGGGCGGATAACAAAGGCAGCGGCCTGACCTCAGACGGTGCAGGCGGCGTGTATGAGTTTGAAGAAGCCTTTGCAAACTTCTACTCTAAATATCGCCTGTCCCCTGACACAATCTACGTCAACGCCAGCGATTTGGCCTCTTTGACTAAGCTGATTATCGGCAATGGCGGCGCACCGCTGATTAAGTTGAATGTGGACGTGAACAACACCGCAAACATTAAAGCTGGTGTGGTTGTTGGTTCGTACCTGAACAAAATCACAGGCGACGAATTGAACATTGTTGTACACCCGAATCTGCCTGCCGGTACTTACCTGTTCTATTCAAGCCGTCTGCCTGCTTACGTTCAAGGCGTGGGTAACTTGTTGCAAGTGCGTACGCGCCAAGAGTATTACCAAATCGAATGGCCGCTGCGTACCCGTATGTATGAGTACGGTGTCTATGCGGACGAAGTGCTGCAAGGTATGTTCATGCCTGCCTTCGGTATGATTACCAACGTGGGTTAAGCCTAATCAGGCCGTCTGAATTTCGGACGGCCTCTTTCTTTTGGAGATTTTGAAATGACTGAAATAGTTAAATTACAAGCCCCCGAAGGCTTTACCGATGTTTCATTTGGTAGTCAAAGCTACGAAGTGGGCGAAAACGGCGTTGTTGAAGTGCCTGCCGAAGCGGCGCAATTCCTGTATCAGTTCGGCTTTGGTAACGTTGTTGAAGTGCCTGCCGAAGCTGAAGAGCCTGAAAAAGGTAAGCGCGGCCGTAAAGCCAAAACCGAGCAAGCTGCTGAAGCGGTAGAGCCGGGCGAAGCCGAGCAAGCCGAAACTGAACAGCCTGCCGAAGCTGAAAAGACTGAATAACGATGACCGACCTTTTCCTACTTGATTCGCTCAAGCAACGGCTTGGCGTTGCCCATGACAAGCAGGATACGTATTTTCAAACCCTGCTTGATGGCGTATTAGCGGCGGTTGAGGCTTTTATCGGGCGAAAACTTGAAGCGGCGGATTATTTCGAGCGATACAACGGCAACGGTAAGAATCGCCTTGTACTGGATCAATGGCCTGTCATTTCCGTGTCGTCCGTAAAAATCAACGGGCGCGCGGTTGATGACTGGGACTTTGATAACTGGCTGTTGATTCGCCATGCCTGTTTTGCGCAGGGGATCCGCAATGTGGAAGTGTCGTACCGTGCTGGCTACGAGACCATGCCTATCGATATCCAAGAGGCTGTTTTGATTATCGCAACGCAACGGCTGAACGAAATCGAGAACAAGGGCGTGCAGAGTAAAAGTCTTGCAGGGGAGACTATATCCTTTTCAAGCTTTGGCCAGTCGGGCGGTATCCCTCCGTCTGCTTACGCCATTTTGACGGAATACAAGCGAAAGGCCGTCTGAAATGCTGAACGTTGAGTTTATCGGAGGCGATGCGATAGCGGCTGTCTTGAAAGCTTATTCTGATGGTGTGCAGTCGGCGGTTGAAAAGTCTATCGGTCGGTCGGTTTTGAAGTTGCAACGTGAAGTCATGCAAAACCGCCTATCTGGGCAGGTATTGAATGTACGGACTGGCAATCTTCGCCGCTCAATACATCAGCAAGTAACCAGTTCGGGCGGTTTGGTTGTTGGCGAGGTTAACACGAATGTCCGATACGGCGTGGCGCATGAATATGGCTTTGCCGGAACAGTCAACGTTAAGGACTCAATGAGGCAGATACGTCAGGCTTTCGGCAGGCCGTTGAAATCGCCGCGTTATGTTCAAATCCGCGCCCACTCACGCAATGTAAAACTGCCTGAAAGGTCGTTTTTACGGTCGGCTTTGCGCGATATGAAGCCGGAGATTGAAGCGGATTTGCAAAAATCCATTGAAGGGGCATTACGATGAATCGTGAAGCGATTTATTCCGCGCTGTGGGCAAAGCTTGAGGCGTTGGACGGTTTTACAACCAAGAGCCGAAAACTGTTGCACTGGAATGACGTAAAGGGCTACGACCAACCAGCGTTATTTATGGCTCAGGGCGATATGCAGGCGGTAACGACAACAGGGCAAGAGACGAAATGGCTGTTGCGCGTTGATGTGTATCTGTATGTACAGACGGCAGGCGAGCCGCCAGCGCCCATCATGAATCCGCTGATTGACGCGGTATGTAATGCCGTGAACGCTGTGCACCCAATCACGGGTAAGATGGCTTTAGTGGTCGACGGCGCGGACGTTGAGTATTGCCGCGTTGAGGGTACGGTAGAAACAGACGAGGGAACGCTTGGTAATCAGGCCGTCTGTATTATCCCAATTATGATTTGCGCCGCTTAGTCGGCAATTAGAAAGGAAATGTCATGCAATTGACGTTTGGTAGTGGCGAAGTATTCGCCGAGATGATTACGGATGCTTACGGCAGCCGTGTGCAAAACGCAACGCCCGTGCGAATCATGGGCTTGCAGGAAATGTCTGTTGATTTATCGGCAGAGTTGAAAGAGTTTTATGGCCAAAACCGCTTTGCGCTGGCTGTTGCTCAAGGTAAGGTTAAAGTTTCAGGTAAATTCAAAGGCGCGTTAATCAACGGCCTGACACTGAATACCCTGTTCTTCGGTGCAGAGTTTGCAACCGGCACGATGAAAGCATTATGGGCAAATACTAACGGTAAGGATATTCCGACTCAAGCGCCATATAACGTTCCTTTAACTGGTATGGCGCCGGGCGGTACTTTCGTCGAAGACCAAGGTGTTATGTCCAGCGATGGTACGGCTATGGTTAAAGTGGCCAGTAATCCGAAAGCAGGCCAATACTCCGTTAATGCAAGTGGCGTTTACTCATTTAACGAGGCGGATAAAGGCAAAACGGTTTACCCTAGCTTTACCTATACGTTACCTATGCCATCAGCTAAGAAAATTGAGCTGACTAATATGGCGATGGGTAACACGCCGACCTTTAAACTGAAATACCTGACTCAGTTTAAAGGTAAAAAAGCCTTGTTGGAGCTGGAAAGCGTAACCAGTGGTAAATTGGGCTTGTTCTCGACCAAAAACGATGACTTCTCCGTGCCTGAAATTGACTTTACTGCCTCAACCGATGAAGCAGGCTTCAAAGTCGGTACGTTGTGGATTCAAGAGTAATAATGCAGGCCGTCTGAAATGACGGCCTTTTTCATTTACCCCAAAAAAGGAAAGCAAAATGACCGTACGAATTAAAGGCGTGACCGTTGAACTGAACGGCACTGAATATGTTATTCCCCCAATCGCTTTAGGCGCGTTGGAGCAGTTGCAAAGCCGCATTGGTGCATTTGACGGCAATGTCCAAGACGCAAAACAGATTTCTACCGTTATCGATTGCGCCCATTCTGCGCTGAAACGCAACTATCCCAATATGACGCGCGAAGAAGTGGCTGATTTGATTGATATTGGCAACATGAACGAAGTATTTGCCGCTGTGATGGATGTTTCAGGCTTGAAACGCAAGGAGCAGGAAGCCGCACAAGCGGGGGAAGCTCAGGCGGCGGTTTAAGTTTCGGCGCGATGATTGCCCACGTCTGCGCCTCAACTGGGTGGACGTGGGATTATGTCGCCGACAACTTGGATTTGCCGCGAATCGGGCATTTAAATGACTATTGGCATGAACATCCGCCCGTGCATATCTTGGTAGCCTCATACATGGGTATTAAGCCGTCAACCAGCCCTGTACAGAGCGAAACGGACGATGCGGAAGCCATTGGTATGCTTGGCGGTGGCGAGCTGTCAGAGGACGAATTTAACGCATTGCTGAAAGCGAAGGGGATTATTTGATATGAGCAACGCAGTTTTCCCAACGTTCCCCGGCTTGAAGTGGGGACGTAAAAGAACGGCTGTTTGGAGTACCAATATCCAAAAGTCAGCTTCAGGGCGTGAGATTCGCAGCGCTTACTACACTTATCCACAATGGAAATTCTCGCTGTCGTTTGAAGTGTTGAGAACAAAAGCCTCAATCAATGAGCTTGAGAAGCTGGCAGGCTTTTTCAACGAACGCCGCGGCAGTTTCGACAGCTTTTTGTACGAAGACCCGACGGATAACAAGGTTACAGACCAGCTTATTGGGAATGTTGTTCAGGGCGTAACGAGATACCAGCTTGTGCGCAATTACGGCGGTTTTACCGAGCCTGTTTTAGCGGTTAAAGGCGTGCCGACGGTTAAAGTAGGCGGCGTTGCTTTGACGCATGGCCGTGATTTCGCGATAGAAAATAACGGCGTATTGGTTTTGAACACACCGCAAACGCCCGGCAGGCCCATCACATGGACAGGCGGTTTTTATTTCCGCGTCCGCTTCACGTCTGATACGGTGGATTTTGAAAACTTCATCGGTCATTTGTGGAGCGCGAAGAAAATCGAGTTTACGAGTTTGAAATTATGAAAAGTGCAAGCGCTGAATTAATGAATCTGCTTCACAACGAAGACAGGTTTTTGATGGCCGATTTGTTCACAATCACTTTGGCAAATGGGCAAGTATTGCGTCATACGAATTTTGACAAGCCTGTTACATGGCAGGGAAATCAGTATGAGGCTTACAAGCTGATTATCAAACGCGGAGCGACAAGAACGGCGGTAGGGCTTGATGTTGATTCCAATACGCTACAAATCGCCGCTGAGTCAAGTTATCGGCTTGAGGGCTTGCAATGGGCAGAGGCCGCGCTTGGCGGTGCTTTGGACGGCGCAAGGGTGGTTATTGAGCGTGTCTTTTTCCGCGATTTCCTTACGCCAAATCCTGAGCCTGTTGGCACGGTAATTATCTTTTCCGGCCGCGTGTCGGATGTGTCAGGCAGCAGGTCATCTGTAAAGGTTGACGTCAAATCGGATATTGAACTGCTGAACGTATCAAGCCCACGCAATATCTATCAGGCCGGCTGTATGAGAACGCTTTATGACGGCGGCTGTAAAGTCAACCGAGAGAAGTTCACAGTGGACGGCCGTGTAACCGCAAACAGCACAACCGGAACGGAACTGACTTGCAATCTGACACAGGCGAACGGTTGGTTTAATCAGGGCGTAATCAAGTTTACAAGCGGCCTTAATGCAGGGCTGACACGCACCGTCAAAGAACATAAGGACGGCACACTGTCTTTTGCTTTGCGACTACCGCACCCCCCACGCGCAGGCGATGTGTTCAAAATCTATCCGGGCTGCGACAAACGACAAAGCACTTGTAAAGACAAGTTTCAGAACATCGTGCATTTTCGCGGTTTTCCCTATATCCCGTCTGCTGATACGGTGGTTTAAATGAGGCCGTCTGAAATGGATTTAAGAAAACGGATTGTCGAAGAGGCTTATTCGTGGCTTGGTACGCCGTACCATCATCAAGCGATGGTAAAAGGTGCTGGTGTGGATTGCGCGATGATTCTTGTCGCAATCTATCGGGAGGCTGGCTTGCTTCCTGCTGATTTTGACCCACGGCCATATCCTCAAGACTGGCACTTGCACCGCGACGAGGAGCGTTATCTTGGCTGGGTTTTAAAAGTCTGCCATGAGACCGATACGCCGCAACCGGGCGACGTGGCCGTCTGGAAGTTTGGGCGCACGTTTTCGCATGGCGCGGTTTATGTGGGCGACAACAAGATTATTCACAGTTATATCGGGCGCGGCGTGGTTTTGGACGAATTGGATCAGGCTGAACTTTCAGGCCGTCCGAAGAAGTTTTTTACTTTTGGAGCAGAAGAATGAATATCCAATTAACGGTTTACGGATTGGGCGGCGATTACCATCAATTACGGGCGGAGCTTGACGAAATGAGGGAAGCAATGGCGATGGGCAAGCCTGTAAAACCGATTCAGCCTAAACCAACGCCGGTAACATCAGCACCGGCAACGCCCCCGTCAAACAGTCCTAATCCGAAACCGACAAATTTAGTGCGAAGCCTGAATTTCTTCGGCGATTCAACAAACGCGCGAATCGGGGAGCAGGCAATCGCCGTAGCGAAAAAAGACAATATCCCTGTTATCAATAACGCGCAAGGCGGTAGTTTGGCCTCATACGCGCTGATGTCGATGAATGGTAGTCCTGTCGATATTGTTTTTGATGTCAACACAATACCGGCGCGAGCTAATGGCGCGATGGTTGACGGCAAGCTTGTGTATCACGAGGGAACGGTGCCTTTCAGTATGCACTCAACATTGGTTGTTATTGACGACAAAATCACGGCTGCGATTTCAGGCCAAACGCCTAACGTGAAAGTGATTCCGCGCGATGAATACGTGCAAAACGTTACGCCGGGCAAACGTTACCCTGTACGACTAAAAAACAGCGGTGGAGCGGACGGCATTTGTGTGCTGGCTACGGCCAAGAATGATATTAACGGCGCGAATATCGGCAACTGGCAGACGGTTTTAGAGCGCGTCAAGATGTATGTCGAGAAATGTATCAACCAAGTTCAGCCGCACGAATCGCCGCGTTTTATCGTTTTGCCGATTTGGGCAGACAATAAGCCGGGTTGGTCGAAAGAGGTTCATAGCTACCGCTGGGAATTGAAAGACCAGTTTAATAACTGGCTTAGAGAAAAATACGGTAACAACGTTTGGGATATTGAGGAATACATGACGTCCGATCAGATTTGGACTGATACCGGAATAACCCCGAACGAGGCCGATAAGCAGGCGCAGAAAGATAAAGTAATGCCGTTGTCGCTGTCGCACGACGGCGGAGCGCATTTCTTGCCAGCGGTTGAAACAGTGATTGCCGGAAAAATCATTCAAAAAGCGAAAGATTTAGGCTATTTATAAATTAGAGGTTACTCATGGGCGGTAAGACTTCCACTATTTCAAATTCTGAACAACGGATTCTGTCCCTACAGGTTCAGCAGTCGTCTCAAGGCTTGACCCTGCCTGTTGTTTACGGTCGGGCGCGTGTTGCTGGTAATTTGATTTGGTACGGCGACTTTACCACCATTGAGACCAAGACAACGACCCGACAAGGCGGCAAGGGCGGCGGTGGCGTAAAACAAGAGGATATTTCCTACACATACGAAGCCGCCGTTATGATGGCCTTGTGCGAGGGCGAAATTAAGGGAATCGGGCGCATTTGGCGCGATAAAGAAAAGTTTGAATCGCTTTCACAATTGCGCCTGAATCTTGCCAAAGGCGGCGATGAACAGCCGACTTGGACGCATTTACAACAGCCGAAACACCAAGCGCAGGCAATCAACTATTCCGGCACGGCTTATATTTACAGCCCAAACTACGAACTGACAAAATCAGCGCAAATTTACAGCCATAATTTCGAGGTCATCGGGAAAATGGGGTATTCGTCCTCAATTCCTGACGCAAATCCGAGCGAAATTATCCGCGACATGCTGACGAATCAGAACTACGGTTGCGGATTTCCTGCCGAAAACTTGGGCGATACGAGCGTTTACGGCGTTTATTGCCGCGCGGCAGGTATCTTTTTAAGCCCTGTTTACAGTGAGCAGACGGAGGCACAGCAAAACATTTCCGAACTGTTGGAACAGACCAATAGCGCGGCAGTGTTTTCACAAGGCCGTCTGAAAATTGTCCCTTATGGCGACGTGAAGCTGTCAGGAAACGGCGCGGCCTATGTGCCAAATCTGACACCTGTATACGACTTGACCGATGACGATTTTATCGTCTCAGGTGCTGAAGACCCTTTAAGGGTTGAGCGCAAAACCAACGCTGACGCTTACAACCAAATACAGGTCGAGTATCTCGACCGCGCGAATGACTACAATATCGCCGTGGCTGAAGTGAAAGACCAAGCGAATATTGAGCAATACGGCCTGCGCCCTAAAGACGCGGTAAAAATGCACGGAATCTGCGACGCTAAAGTCGCAAACCATGTAGCGCAACTGCTGTTACAGCGTGCCTTGTACGTTCGCAATGAATATGAGTTCAAGCTTGGTTGGAAATACTGCCTGCTTGAGCCAATGGACTTGGTAACGCTGACAGACGAGGGTTTGGGGCTTGATAAAACGCCTGTCCGAATCATTGAAATTGAGGAGGACGAAGAGGGCGTTTTGACCGTCAAGGCTGAAGATTTTCCGATGGGCGCGGCGACGGCTACGGCTTACCCTACGCAGCCGTCATTAGGTTATTCCGCTGACTACAACAAATCGCCCGGAAATGCCCATGCGCCTGTTATTTTTGAAGCACCTTTGCAATTGACTGGCGGCGAACCTCAAATTTGGCTTGCAACCGCCGGCGGCGATATGTGGGGCGGCGCCGAATGCGGTACGGCGGA